GCGTGCGCAAGGACGCCAGCATGGTCACGAGTGCGTTGCGAGGATGTTTTAAGCACGCTATAGTGCGGCAAGAGTTCCTACAGCTTGCGACTTCATAACTGTCGATCGGCTATCCAGCAATAGGGCTGGGTGCGCGGTCGAAGAGGAAAGCAGATGACAGAGAAACAAATCGGCGACGTGATAAGTCGCATGTCTCCTAGCAGGTTGGACTGCGCGGCGAAGTGCCTTGCACAGTTCTACTATCGGTACGTGTCGCCTGTCGCGACTGATGGAGCGCGTGCTTGGCGGCTATCGTTCGGCAACGCGATGGATGACGCAGCTAACGAAGTCTACCGCGAAAAGTTATCGCGCAACAATGAGCACACGCCGAGTGCTAAGGATGCTGCGGATCGGTTTGCTGCGTCGTGGGACATCGCATCACTAGCGATCGACGATTGGGAAGGCACCGATCAAGGAACGACGCTCGACATTGGAGTGCGTGGAGCGAAGTTGTGGCGCGATAACATCGCGCAGTTCGTCAAGCCTGCTATGGACCCGCAGTTGCACATCGAATGTGAAATCCAAGACGACAATCGCGACCGCTGGACCTTGCACGGCTTCGTAGACCTTCTAGCTCACGTTGACGGTCACCCTGTCATCATCGACCTGAAGACGAGCGGCAAGAGGTATTCGGAGTCATCGTTCGCCTCTGCCAGCCAGCCTGCGGCTTACTCCATCATCATGGATTCGCCGAGATTCAGTTATCACGTAGTCACGACGGCCAAGAACCCAGTGACGCAAGTGCTGTCGGCAACGATCAGCGAAACGACGCAAGACAACTACCTACTGCGTGCTGGTATGTTGCGTCGGCAAATCAAACAGGCTTACATGACGGGCGACTGGTTGCCGAACCGGATGCACATGACTTGCAAGCGACGCTACTGCGAACAATGGGAACGATGCCAAAGCGATTACGGAGGCGAAGTCCAGCCATGAACAACCTCGCGTCAGCGCGTATCGCGTTGTTAAGCAGTCGACTGGCAACAGCTAGGACACGATCACGAGGAATTAACCTTCACCGCGACGAGGTAGCACTCGCGGTCGCCATCTTGCAATGGTTGCAGGATGATGAACGAAGACAAGCAGTCGCTACATTTGTAGAGGAGCAAGACAATGACAAGTGAACCCGAAGACATCGTCAGCATGACGGTCACACCCGATGCTGTGTTAGAGATCGCCCGCGACACTGGCAAGTTGCCGCAGCACTGGTGGACCAGTGATGGCTGTTGGCGAATGCTGGCAAAGTTAGCAGGTCAGTTTGCGAACAGTTCTATGGTGCCGCAGGCATACCGGAACGAACCCGGCAACGTGATGGTCGCGTTGGCAGCAGGCATGCCGTTAGGCTTGTCGCCGTTAGCGTGCGTGCAAAGTGTCGCAGTCATCAATGGCAGGCCGATGCTTTGGGGCGACGCTGTCATCGCGCAAGTGTTAGCCCATCCGAGCCTGCTCCAGATTCAGGAAGAGGCATCAGGCACCATCGAGACTAACGATCGCGAATGGGCCATAACGATCCAGCGTAAGTTGCCTAGCGGTCAGCCACAGACAACTCGCCGAACGTTCAGCATCAAAGACGCAAGCCGCGCAGGGCTATGGGGCAAAGCAGGACCGTGGAAGACTTACCCTGACAGGATGCTGTTCAACCGAGCTAGGGCGTTCGCGGTGCGTGATGCGTTTGCTGATGTGCTAGCTGGAGCCAGCATCGCGGCAGACCTCACGGAAGAAGTGAGGCCAGTCGAAGCGACGATCCGAGACGCATCACCAATGCCATCGCATACCTTGACAGAGAACGCCGAATCACTGGCACCAGATGTAAGCCCAGTCGTTCAACCTGCGCCCAAGCCTCGACGCAAGAGGCGCACAGCGGCACAGATCGCTAAGGAGGAATCGGAATCCAAGTCTTGGGCTAAGCTGATCCATTCGGGACCGCCCGATGCCAAGCCAGACTTGCGGACTCCTCTGATGGACCTGCTCAAGTCTGACGGTGTGCTCAAACTTGAAGAGTTCGGAGAAGGCATGGATCACCTTGAGCGCGGCACGTTGTTCATCGGCCCCGAACTAGCGACAATGCACATCTGTGACGGAGAAGGCTGGCGGTTAATCGAAGGGGACCACGACGAGCACAAGGCGTGCAACGACTTTGCGCTATCGACACTGCGCAAGCGTGTCGCAACGTTGTTCCTGAACAAGCGCATGTCAGGAGCAGATGCCATGGCCCACGCTCAACAGGTGCTCGTTTTGGATGCCTTGCCGACCGGCATGAACATCTTCGACATGGCACAACTCGCGGACTTGGTGAACGACATGCGGTGATCCTAGTCACCGCGCCGCAGGTATGACCCTCCCTTCCCAGCAACTATACCTGCGTGCCTTCCTACGGTTGCTGACTCTGCCGTAGGCGCAAACCTTGTGAGTCTTCGCCCGGCCTTCTTCCGCAGAGGGTCGGGCACTTTAACTGTCATGGTCGCATCACCAACTCAACGCACGTTGCAGGCACTGCGCAAGCAGTCTTACATTGCCGCCGTAGTAGAGAAGTGGAACGCCCACGCCCGCATCAGGCAGGATCTGTTCGGTTGCATCGATGTGCTGGGATGCAACGACGAAGGCATCATCGGCATCCAAGCCACTACTAAGCCGAACGCTCGTGCTCGGTTGAAGAAGGCTTGGCAGGAGCCACGACTAGCTCAATGGCTAAGGAGCGGCGCACGCTTTGAGGTCTGGGGATGGCACCGCATGCCGAACGGCAGATGGCACTGTCAGATCACGCCCGTGTCGATGGATGATCTGACCAGCGAGGCAACCTGATGCGCATGATCGTCAGGGCTGCTGCTCCCATAGCTGCCGCTGCTGCTCCCATCGCTGCGGGTTGCTGGATCGATAGCCGATCGATTCCTATTGCATTCTTGCGCTGCTGCTCTCCCAGCATCCCAAGCGCATCAGGGTGCGCCTGCCCCTGCGCAAAGGGTTTGGCGAGCGAGGGCACCTCTGGTGCTCTCAGGCTGCGTCTAAGGCGACGATCTGACAACAGCATCAAAGCAGATGCACATTGCATTCGTGAGCGCAGACGAGCACTCAGACCGGTTAGACGAGAACGGCGTGGATTCGCTCAGTTGGGGGCCGAATGATCCGCAGACCCTTCGGGATGCGCCTCGATCAGCAGCGCAAGGGGGCCTCTGGCGCTCTCAGTCTGCGTCTACGCACTGATCTAGGATCAGGCGATGACTGCGACCCCAGAAGCCGAAGATGGAGTAGACGAGCACTGAGGGGGCCTCTGCGCTCCGATGCGCAGCACCGCAAGGGGGTCCTCTCTGGGGTTGGGGGGGAGCAAGTGAGCGGCAAAGGCAAGGTCAAGTTCAAAATCCAAAACTCGATTCGCCAACCATCAGAAAAGAAAAGGGTCAGGGCGATCGATACGCAATGGGCACCCCATACGCCCTGGTCAACGTAATGGGCAGACCTCCAGCACACGCCAAGTCGATTGTTGAGCTATCTGGATTGGTGGGCGTAACCGAGCAGACGCTGCGGGCGCATGCCAACGAAGGATGCCCGATGCCGAAGACGGCAAGGCAGTTGACGGCATGGGTTAAGAAGTATCACGAGTGGCGTAAGCAAGCGCACGGCGCGTGGCACGAAAGGTTGCGGAGCAGCGGCAGCAAGGATGAGGAGACGCGATCCATCGAGCGTGAGTTAACGAAGCTACGCACAGCCGAAGTCAAGTTACGCGTCGGTGAGAAGACGCGACAGTTGATCAACCGTAACGAAGTGGTCGTGCAGGCTGGTCGATCAGTGCAGACAGTGCGAGCCAGACTCAACGCTATGGTAATGAAGATGGTGTCACTGCTGGAGAACGTGCCTGGGCATGTCGTGGAAGAGGAACTGCAAACAGAAGTCGATGCCATCTGCAACGCGTTTGCGCTTGGCATGACTCAGACCTTTGGCGGCATCGCTGATGATGCTGACTGTCCATTCTGTCACTTGAGTAAAGGCGAGTAGCAATGGCGCAACGCAAGACTGGACTACTCGACCTAAAGCCACTGCCTGTCTGGTGTGATGACATCGATGTGCGACGCAACTGGAAGCAACCGAAGCGCATGTCAGCGAGTCAATGGGCTGACGAGAACCGTGTGCTGGAACCCTTGTTCGCGAGTGAGCCTGGACCGTGGCGAAGTGATCGTGTGCCTTATGCCAGAGAATGGATGGACTCTGCTGCACTGTCGTGGGTGCGTCGAGTCACCTTGATGGCGTCCACGCAAGTCGGCAAGAGTGAAGCCTTGAACAACATCGCGGGATTCTACATTCACCAGAAGCCTTCGCCGACGATGTTCGTCTTGCCGAATCGCGACGCCGCTCGGCTAGCTGCGGAGCGTCGAGTGCTGCCGATGGTGCAGGCATCGCAGTCACTGTTCGATGAATTGACCGACCGGGCACACGATGTCAAGAACAGGGAAATCGTGTTCAAGCGGTCAGTGCTTTACATGCGCAGTGCGCAGTCGCCGACTGATCTGGCAAGTGTGCCTGTGCGTCTAGTGCTAGGCGATGAAGTCGACAAGTGGCCTCGATGGTCAGGCAAAGAGGCAGACCCCTTGTCGCTTGTCTCTGAACGAACGCGCACCTTTCACGATCATGTCATCGTCATCGCTAGCACTCCGACAACGCGAGATGGTTGCATCTTCCGAGAATACCACCAAGGCGATCAGCGCAAGTATCACGTGCCTTGTCCTCACTGCGAAGGCATGCAAGTGCTAGTGTGGCAGCAGGTCAAGTGGGACAGTCAGAAGGTTCGGACCTCGATGGATATGCGTGCAGCGCGTGATGCTTGGTACGAATGCACGCACTGCAAGGCACGCATCGATGACGTTCACAAGCGTGACATGTTGCGTAAAGGCATCTGGGTGCCGGAAGGCAAGACAGTCGAGGAGTGGCAGAACGGAGGTGCTGATTCTGACAAATATGATCAACGGTCGTATCACATCTGGGCAGCCTACTCACCTTGGCTGACCTTCTGGAAGATCGTCACAGCGTTTCTGGAAGCTAAGGACGAGCCTGCGCGACTTCAAAACTTCACTAACTCATGGCTGGCCGAGGTGTGGGAAGAACGACTGGAAGCGACTAGCGATGATGCGATCCAGTCGTGCGTGAGTGATTACGAGGAGCACACAGTGCCCAGCGAAGCCCTCGTGATTACAGCAGCGGTCGATGTGCAAGGCGACTACATGGTCTACCAAGTCTGTGCATGGGGCGTAGACGAAGAGTGCTGGATCATCGCTACGGCTCGTGTCGAGACATGGGAGCAGTTGAGGACTGAAGTCTTCAAAGGATGGGGCAAGCAGGAACTGTGGCCTCGGTGCGTAGCGATCGACAGCCGTTACCGGCGTGATGAAGTCATGGAGTTCGTTAGGCGCAACAATGGTGCGAGGATGATCGCAGGCGTCGAGCGCAACTCACCCATCCCGTTTTCGACTGTCAAGATCGACAAGCATCCGAAGACTGGTCAAGTCATGTCGAACAGCTTGACCGTCTGGACGCTGAACGTCGGCATGTTCAAAGACCTCGCTGCCTACCGATTGCGTCTGAAGTTGCAACCCCAAGAGGAACCGATTGGGCTGACGCACTTGCCGAACAATATGCCGAAGCACTTCCTCAACCAGATGTCGTCGGAGCACAAGACGCAAGTGCGTAGTGGCAGCCGCGTCGTGCGCCGCTGGGTGCTCAAGCCTGGACGCAAACGCAACGAGGCATGGGACGTGTTCGTTTACAACATTGCTGCGGCTCGGATGGTCAGAGTCGACTTGCTGCGACGCCACGCAGGCGAAGCACGCAAGAGTCAGCATCGACAACGGCGCATCATGGGGCGTGGTGGATCGAACGTTGATCTGCCTCGGCAACGATGGTAAGCGACGATGGAGATCGGTGGATGGAGACGGTTCCATTTCTGCCCTTCCGATGTCCTAACTGCGGTAGCTTTAAGCCCTTGACCTATAGCGTCAACCGTTCTCCGAACATGCCGACGATGCGTTACCACACGTGTCAAAACTGTCGCGTCAAGTATCGTAGCGTGCAGATCGAACGCAAGGATCTGCACAAGTGGTTGCCTGACGATCAACGAAAGAAGTTGCTGTAGCTGCTCGCCCTGCGAGATGTAAGCAGTTGACGAGCGTCGATCAGTTGGCACTATTGGCTGACATGGCTAACGAGACTCCCAGCATATCTTCCGTGGAAGCACAAGCCATCTTGGATGCCCTGGATGACGCGATCCTGAAAGGTGGCGATGTCGGCAGCTACACAGTCAACGGCAGGACTGTCAACATGCGTAGCCTGACGGAGATCATCGACGCTAGGAAGTATTACGAGGCGCAGAAGGCGCGAGCCAATGGCGTGCGTTACACCAAGGTCAGGTTCTAGTGCAGGGCAAACTCAGAGGCGGCAAAGGTCGCCGTCCGATCTACCAAGGCGTCCATGGCCGCATTGCCAAAGCTATCGACTCCACTGTAGGACTGATCGCACCGGGTATCGCTCACCGCATGCAAACGCGACGCATGAAGTCGGAAGCGTTGCTAGCTTACGAAGCGGCGACCGTTGACAGAGTGATGCCGCGTGAGAGAACACAGAGTGCTGACGCAGAATCGTTGCCTGGGCTATCGACGATGCGTGCACGGTCGCGGAGGCAAGCTCAAGACGATAGCCATGCTGCCAGCGTTGTCGATGTCTATGTCGATGCAGTCGTGGGGCAAGGCATCAAACCTCAGAGTGCGTGCACTGTCGAATCGACTGGCGCAGCCGAAAGCCAAGTCACTGAGTGGCGCAAGGAGTGTGAAAGCTACTTCCAGAAGTGGGCTAACACGGAAGCGGATGCCAGCGGTCACGGCACGTTTTATGACCTACAAGCACTGGTTGCCCGCACGCGTAAAGTAGATGGAGAGTGCTTCACGCATGCCGTAGTTGGTGGTGACCAAACGCTTGCCATCGAAACGATTGACGCTGACAGGATCATCAATCCAAAGCACCAAGACGATTCCAGCACCTTGCGAGGCGGCATCTACGTGGACACGATGATGCGGCCACAAGGCTACTATGTCGCGCTGACGCATCCCGATGGCATGGAGTTCTGGAAGAACTCAGACACCAAGTACATCGTCGCGAATGACAGTGACCTGTCCGTGATGCAACACACCTTCCGCAGACACCGACCGGGACAGTCCAGAGGTGTGCCTGATAGTGCGAGTGCCGCAAGCTATGTCGAGCACTTGCACCACTACTTACAGTCGGAGATTATTGGCGCACGAGCGGCGGCGAACTACGCCATGTTCATCAAGAAGTCTGTCAACGCTAGTGACTCGGACATCATTCCAGTTCAAGGCGAAGAGGCGACTGGCGACTTGGCATACCATGAGAAGTTGGAAGCAGGCACGATCGCATACCTGAACGAAGGTGAGGAGCCGGTACCGTTCAATCCGAACCGACCAGGAGCTAGTGACACATTCGTAGTGCGCATGTTGCGTGCCATCGCGGCTAGTAACGGAATGAGTTACGAGCGCATGACGCGTGACTTCGGAGGCATGAACTACAGCAGCATGCGCGGTCAGTTGAAGGAAGAGCAACGAGGCTTCGACAGAGACAGAGCGTTATTGGTTCGCTTGTTCTGTCATCCTTGGTGGCGCAACGTCATCCGCCACGGCGTGCAGACTGGCGCACTGACGCCTCCTTCGCAATACCTGGACAACCCTACACCGTGGTTGGCTGTCGATTGGATTCCTCCTGCCTACGGATGGGTCGATCCGATGAAGGAGATAAAGGCTGCCAAGGAAGCTATCGACGCCAATCTAAGCACACCATGGCATGAGGCTGGTCGTGCTGGCTTAGATCCAGTCGAGATACTCGAACGTAAGGCGCAGTTCGCACAGCAAGCGACGCGCATCGAACACGAGTATGGGCTAGTGCCAGGAGTGCTCACTGGTGTTGCGTCATCACTAGAGGATCAAACCTCCAGCGAGACAACTGAGGATGCGAACGACAATCCGCAAGATGACGCAACACCTTCTACCGATGCGACTGAGGACATCAAAGCCAAGCTGGATGCCATCGGCATCGCTACAAGGTCAGGCATGCTGTCACCGCAGCAAGCCGACGAAGTCAGCACACGTGAGCAGCTTGGTATGCCTCCCATGAGTGCAGAAGTGCAACAGGTCTGGAGAGACGAGCCTGTGCGTAGACCGATTACGCTAGCGGCTGACGTTGACGCAGACGCACCTGCCGAACCTGCCGCACCTGCCGAACCTGCTACCGATGAGGAAACTGATGAAGGAAGCAACGATGAGTGACACGATTGCGATACCGCTACAGGCATGCCGACTACGCATCCCTGACGCCGAAGTCGCTTTACAAGAACCTGCGCAAGAAGGGCGGAAGCCTCGGTTCAAGATGCAGGTCAACAGCGGCATCCCAATGTCGCACGGCTACTTTGGCACGCTAGCTGTCAACCTGGAAGGCATCGAATGGCAAGGCAAGCATGTAGCTGCCCTGCTAGACCATGACGCAAGTCGCCGTGTTGGCTATACGACGAAACTTTACTTGGACGATGAGTCTGGGTTAGTCGCTGAAGGCATCATGTTGTCTAACGCCGATGCCATGCAAGTCAGGACAGATAGCCAAGAAGGCTTCCCGTTCCAGGCATCGTGTTACCTCGTGGCTAACGCTGTCGAGACTTTGGACCATGGAGCCTCAGCCGAAGTCAATGGACATGCCATCGAAGGTCCGGCGACCATCTTCCAGCAATCTACGTTACGCGAAGTGACGTTCACAGCACTTGGTGCTGATCCCAATACCGCATCGGACGCAAGCCTCAGTGATGTAACTGAGGTCGTCCATGCTTCCCTGTCAAAAACTGGTACTACCATGACCGACAACGACAAGACCATTGAGCCGACTACCGTTGCGGCTGAGGTGGATGCTGAGGCTGTGCGTTTGGAAGCACACCAAGCCGCGACTGAACGGGTGAGTTACATTCTCGAACTAGCTGCCGATTGTCAGATCGACTTAGCGAGACAACTAATCAAGGACGGCGTCAATGAACGCGAGTCATCGCTACGACTGGCAGCCGATGCCAAGGACCGAGAACGTCAACAATCACCAAGCACGGAAGCTATGCCGCACACAGTTGCGTTAGGTGCTCCTGAGCTACCAGCACAAGACGACTTGCCGGAAGGTGAAGACAAGTGGCGTGCTGACTGGAAAGTGGACGCACAGTTGCGTGCAGAGTTCGGCGGCAAGGAAGCTGTCTGGATGTCGTGGAATAACAACAAGCATCGATGCCGCAAGTATGGCAACGTCACCCCCACTAGCGGAGAGTCACAATGAGCGGTCAGTTCTCGTCCTTCAGTCTTCGTAACATCGAAGGCAGTTACTTCTGGAGTCTGGAAGAGACTCAAGCCGCGTCGTGGGTGCCGTTGATCAGCGACATGTTCACTACCGACCAACCATACGAGATCTACAAGTGGCTTGGTTCTGCGCCTAGCATGTCCACTTGGCGCGGTGAGCGTGTCCGTAGTGGTCTGGGCGACTATGAACTGTCGGTGATCAGTGACAAGTTCGACAGCACGTTGGCATTCGATGTCGATGATGTCCGTCGCGACAAGACGGGACAGATTGTCCGTCGCGTGTCGGAGATGGGCCAAAAGGCGGCGACGCTGCCGCAACGGTTGTTCACGACGCTGTTGGAAGCGAACGGCACGAGCTACGATGGCGCAGCGTTCTTTGCTAACGCACACAACACCGGCACCGTGGACAACAATCTGACCTACGACGCTGGCACGGCTGCCGCACCTACAAGTGCGGAAATGAGTTCAGCGATCTTGGAAGCGATCCAAGGCATGTATGGCTTCCTGGATGACACCGGCGATCCGTGTAACGAGTTCGCGACTAACTTCATGGTCATGGTGCCGACGAACATGTGGCAACCGTTGGTCGCTGCGTTGAAGGATGTCTTCACTTCTGCGGGCGTGAGCAACACGCTACAGTCGGCTGCTGGCATGGGTCTGACGATCACGCCTGTCGTCAACCCGCGACTTGCATCTACTACACAGATGTACACGTTCCGAACCGATGCACCAGTCAAGATGGGCATCTGGCAAGAGGAATCACTGCCCGGCGGCGAAGCGTTCAAGACGCTTGGCATCGACAGCGACAACGCGTTCTGGCGAGAAGAAGTAGCGTTCGGTGCCAAGCGCATCGCACAGGCTGCACTTGGTCGCTACGAGTTGGCTTGCCTTACTACCTTCAACTAATCCCGAGACTGACTCATGGCTAATCTCACGACGAACCTTGGACGCGAGTACCAAGGTCCAGTTACTAAATCTCGCTACGAAGTTGCCGCCAACCTGGAGGTCTTCGCTGGTCAAGCGGTGATTGCCGGCACAGGCGGCATCGTCAACATGACGGCAACAGCATCCGGCGACTTCATCGGCTTTGCGATGGAGTATGTCAACAACCTGACGAACAGCATTCCCAATGGTGGCGCAGCGCGTGCTGCCAAAGCCGATGTTGCCATCGCCGGGTTCCTCTACTTGTCGATCGCCAATGGTGCCCCTGTCACGTATGACGATGTCGGCTTGTCCGTCTATGCGTCGGATGGCAACACGTTTAGCTTGACGCAGGGCCTGAACGAAGTAGCAGTCGGCGTTGTGGTCAACGTCGACTTGGCACTCGGTGCCAACACTGGCGACTGCTTAGTGAAGTTCGGATACTAATCATGGCTAACTTGATCACAAACACGCCGCGTGACTTCCGTGGCGTTTCCAAACGGGGACGACTTGACGTAGGGGCGAACGTGCGCGTGTATGTTGGTCAAGCGATGATGGCTGGCACTGGGGGCATGGTGAACTGTGCTTCTGGTGCTGGTGCTGACTTTGTAGGCTTTGCCGAAGAGTCAGTGAACAACCTAACCAACAGCGTGCCGCATGGCGGCGCAGCGCGTGCCACACAAGCCGATCTGGCTACAGCGGGCAGTGTCTACTTGAGTGTCGACAACCTTACAGCTTGGACCTTTGACGACTATGGATTGCCAGTCTACGCGTCAGATGGCAACACGTTCACGACTGCTTCCAGCGCAAGCCAAGTGCCAATCGGCAAGGTGGCAGATGTCAACGCTGCCGTCGCTGGTGGTAATCGGGTGCAGCAAGTGCTCGTTGAGTTTGTCGCCTCGTGGGCAAGCCTGTTCATTCCTGCCGCTGGTGACTAGCCAATGCGTTACGAGTTAAACGATCGGAAAGGCAAGCGACTCGGTGTGATTCACATCGAGGTTCATGTCTTGCAAGTGATGCAGTCGATGCAAGGCATGGACTGCGTGCTCGGTCGTTTGCTGCCTACACCCATTGCTGCGCCGGGCGCTGTGCTTGTGGGAGAGACAAGCACAAGCGGGACGACCAAGCGTAGCAAGCGAAGGTCACGCAAGTGACTCTTCGTCAGACCATTGCGGGACATGCGAGTGGCGCACTGACTCGCCTGGATCACTTCGGTGAGGATGTCATCGTCATGACCAGCGGCGGTAGTGTCCTAACGACAGTCCAAGCCATCGTGCATCGGTTCGATGTCGAACCGACTGAAGCGACTGGGCGTGTCGTGCGTTTGTCCGCAATGGTCTTCCTTCCAACTGCGGATCTAGTCGCCACGCCTGTGCATGGTGACGAGATCCGCGTAGCGATGCGCATTGGTGGCAGCACAACCGATGCACGCATTGTCCGTATCGAATCGCAAGACGAAGGTGGCATCGAAGTCGAGGTGCTAGCGTGATTGGAGCGATCCGTTTGAAGTGGAACAGCGTCGTGCTTACAAAGCTAATCGGTCAGGCACCGGCGACAAGCTACTACCACTACAGACGCATGGTCCACGATCACTGGTATCAACACCGACTTAAGTTTCTCAAACAACTGCCGAGCAAGTGGGGACGCGGTCGCAAAGGCACAAAGTTTCTGACGGTCAGCAGTCGCAAGCCTCGCAACAGGCGCACAGTCGCGTGGTTCATCCCTGCACTGAAACGAGCGAAGACAACGAGGAGTGCCATCAAGGCGTTCGACAACTTCGACGCTGCCATCTACACTGGCAGCGATGCACTCCTCAATCACGAAACAGGTGGAGTCACTACAAGTTCCAAGCGCATGCCTGTTGCAGTCAAGACGGCACTGAAGAATCCTCGTGACTGGTTGAAGAAGTATCCCAACAGGAAAACTGCGTTGACGAGGAAGGGCGACCAATACCGGCTTTGGGAAATCAAAGGCAAGCGCAAGCCCAAGGCACGACTGCGCTACATCTGGACACGCAAGGTCGTCAACAAGCCGATCGCTAACTTCTACAAGACTTGGGACAGAGGCCGAAAGCAACGAAGCCAGGAAGCCGAACGCACAATCGAGGCGATCAGGAATGACTTACTACAAGAGGTGACTCGGTAATGGGAAGCATCCGTGACGGACTATTGACGACTCTCGTCAGTCGCATCGACAACATCAGTGGAGTCACATGCAGTCTGCGTAGTCGTGCTAACACGATCAGCGACGCAGTCACTTGCATCGTTTACCCTGACAGTGAAGACACGCGTCTGGCTAACGCTTACGCCTACGACGCGACCTTGCGGTGTGAGGTGTTGATCATTGTCCGTGCCGAGAACGCTACTGAGTTGACCGATGGCGGCAACGAGTATCGCTACCTGGACCGCATGCTTGTCGAAGTGCAGAAGGTTGTCCATACGCCCGACTCTTGGGGTAGTGCGCCTTCGTTCACTGATGTCGAGATGACGGGACATGTCATGGAAGATCCGAGCGAGGAGAACGAACTGTCGGCACGCTTGTCCGTCACCTTTACTTACCGACACAACTACCAAGACCCTACCTCGCCATGACGATTGCACAGGACATGTTGCCAACAGTGGCTGATTACCAAGTCAGCACAAGCCACAACCGTCGATACAGTGACAGTGCCATGGGCGGCATGCTGTTCGTCAACCGCACTGATAGTGCTGTGCAGCCCTCCAGCTATCGAGTCACATGGTCCAATCGTAGCCCGTCGCATGTCGCCGCTATCGTCCAACACTACGAGTCGTATGCTGCCGGAACCTTCAAGTGGATCGGACCTGGGCAAACAGTTCAGAGCACATGGCGATGGAAGACAGCACCATACGTCACTTGGACATCTGCACGCAACGCCAGCGTGACGGCAGATGTAGAACCTGCGCTGGCATTCACAACGTAGTCATACAATGCCAATCACACGCAAACAGCAGATCCTCACGAAGCGAGAAACGACCGAAGGTGGAGGCGCGACCTTTGCTGGCTCCGACGCGATTCAAGTTTACGATCCGAGCATATCGGACTCGGTAGACCAGTTGGATCGTGCGCCCGCAGGGCCGACACTCTCACGCGACTTCACTCCTGTCGGACGCAAACAACGTGAGTTGACGTTCACTAGTGACTTCAGAGGCAGCGGCACTACTACAACGTTACCGGACTGGGGTCCACTACTTGAAGCGTCAGGCTACAAGCCAGACAACGCCGATGAACAAATCCAGACAGTCACGCTGACAGGAGATCCGACAGGATCATTCCAGCTTGGAGAACAGATCACGCAAAGTGCTGG